GATGGATACTATAAAGATAAAAAAGGTAAAATTATGTCTCCTATTATTATGTTTAAAAGAGATTCATTTGAAAAAGATAGATCTGTAGGAAACAAACTAGATGGAAATACACCAAATTTATATACTTCATATAAAAAAGTTTACAATCCAAAAAATTCATACTCTAATTTTAATACTTTAAACAACAGAAAACCAACCGACCAATTTATAGTCAATGTAATACCAGACTATGTTAAGTTGCAATATAGTTGCACAATCCAAACATATTATGTAGACCAATTAAATAAAATTGTAGAAGCAATAAATTATGCTTCTGATTCATATTGGGGTGATCCTGAACGCTTTAAATTTAAAGCTACTATAGATTCATATACAACAACAGTAGAATTAAATGATGGTCAAGATAGAGTAGTAAAATCTACATTTACACTTAATATGTATGGCCATATTATTCCTGATAGTATTCAAAAACAACTCTCCTCAATTAAAAAATATAACAGCAAATCACAAATAATTATAGGACTAGAAGTAGAAGGGGCAGGAAATGAATTTTTATCTTCATAATATTTATAATAAAATACTATAAATGGCTAAAATCCTTACCAAATCAAGCATAACTACAGGAAATACTGTTAAGGCAGGACATGTTACACAATCAATAGACGCTTTTACAGGTACTGATGCTTATGATATTACTTTATCTGGGTCTTTACTTTTAAATGGTCCTTTTAACAATAGTGGATCATTACTTCAATTAGGAAATTCAATATTTACTGGAAATATAACCTCCTCAGCAGATATTTCTTCCTCAGCAAATATCACTGCAATAAATATAACTGCAGAACTTATTACTTCAACTGGGAGATTTTCAGGAGACGGCTCTACATTAACAAACTTACAAAGACCAATTTCAAATTCTGTTTCAACCCACTTTACAGCTAGTAACTTAAATGCTGGTTTTTATTTTAGAGCTGGTGGAAATGTAACTTGCTCAATCCAATCGGGATCACTAGTAGCTTGTGAAACTGGAAATGAATACGAAATTTTTCAAACTTCATCTGCTGGAAATATAATATTTGTAACAGGAAGTGGTGTAACTTTAAATTCAAAAAACAATAATATTAAATTAACAGGACAATTTTCTGCAGCAACACTTAAAAAAATTTCTACAAATCCTGATACATGGGATTTAATTGGTGATTTAAATTAACTATGGGGTTAGGGATTAAAATAGGAGTAATGGCTGGGCAAGGTTTTAGTAATAACTTTGCATTATCTTTTGATGGAACTGACGATGACATAAATTTTAGTAATATAACATACACTTCAGATTTTTCTTTTTCTTTTTGGATTAAACCCTCAAGTCTTGACCCATCAGATAATAATTTTATTATTGGTAACAATTCAAATGCAAATAATAATATTTATTTAGTAAGACCAACTCTTATAACTTTAAACATTGCTGGTAGTTCAATCAGTTTTGAAACCCCAGCTGGGGATGGGGGTAATCAAATTGAATTAAATGAATGGAATAGTCTTATAATTACAAGAGGTTCTAATACTGTAAAAGCTTTTAGAAATGGAGCAGCATTTGGTGAAGCTACAGGAAGTTTAGCAGGTACTTTTGAATCTAATTTCCTTGGTGGTGGGGTATCAAGACATTATGAAGGATTAATGGATGAAGTTGCAATTTGGTCTAACTCTGATCAAAGTGCAAATGCTGTAAAAATTTACAACTTAGGTGTACCTAATGATTTAAGTGCTACTAACTTTACATCACCTACGATTTGGTATAGGTTTGAAGAAGGATCAGGTACTACAGCTATTAATTCTATGGGTGTTGATGGTACTGGTACAATTTCTGGAGCAACATATACTACAGATAAACCCTAACATATTTATAGTAAAAAATGGATTATTCAAATAGAACATATGCGTTTGCAAATACTTCAACTATAGGGAGTGTAGACTTTACCCAAGTAATGGAAACATCAGCTGATACAGTTAGAAAATCAATAGATGAATCTCAATTTATAATAAAATGGTACACAACAAGTGAACCTACCTTTATTACAGATAGTAGTGTAACATTAACTTGGAGCGGTACTCATACTGAATGTTTAAATAGATTAACAAGTTCATTTTGGACAAATACTGGATCATTAGAACCTTAAATAAATAAAATAAATTATGTCAATTGTTACAAATAAAGAAGATAAAAAGTTTTTAACTAAAGAAGAATTAGAAACCCTAAAAGAAATTCAAAACCAAACCCAATCATTAATTTTAGAGTTAGGTGAGATAGAAATGGTAAAGTTACAAACAGAAAAAAAACATGAAATTGCAAAAGACTTTTTAGAAGAATTATCAAATCGTGAGCAACAACTTACAAGCTCAATATATAAAAAATACGGTAAATCTCATGTAAACCCAGAAACGGGTGAAATTACTATAATAGATTAATTTATCTTAAAGTGTGATATATTTATAATAAAATAACCTACTAATAAAATGGCAGAAACTATTGTATCACCTGGCGTATTAGCTATTGAAAATGATAACTCATTTATAACAGAACAACCAATCCAAGCAGGCGCAGCAATTATAGGCCCTACAGTAAAAGGAAAAGTTGGTATCCCTACAATATGCACTACTTATAGTGATTATTCAAATAAATTTGGTACTACTTTTGAAAGTGGTAGTCAAACTTTTACATATTTTACTTCTATTTCTGCATATAATTATTTTCAAAATGGAGGTACTTCTCTATTAGTTACACGTGTAGTAAGTGGATCTTTCACCCCAGCAACATCATCACGCATCCCAACATCAATAGCTAATACTCAAGCAACAGCTAATATTAATTTAACCTTCATCTCAGCATCATTAGCTCAATCTATTTCAGGATCTGAATCGTATGGTGTAAATGGTATTACATTCTTTTATACTGGATCAGATGTTGCAAATACTTCAACCCAAATTAATATAAATACAGGATCATTTAATGATAGTACACTTGCAGATTATGCATTTTCTTCCTCAGAAGCTTTTAATTTTAGTAGCTCACTAACTTCTTACAATACTTCTTTATTAGATATAACTTCAACTATTTCATCTCCTAGTTTAATACTAAACTATACAGGACAAAATGGAATTACAGGAAATAATTCTTATTTTACTTCAGGTAGTGTTAATTATAGTTTTAGTGGTGGAACTAATACTGAAATGTTAGTATTAGAAACACTTACTGAAGGTGAAATTATGAATAGTAATGGAACTTTATATACTAATGGTTCTTTACTTAGTGGATCTGAAGATAATGTTAGGTGGCAAATTACTAATCAAAATATAGTTGAGGGTACATTTGAATTAGTAGTTAGAAGAGGAGATGACACTACTCTTTCTCCAACAACTTTAGAAACTTGGAGTAATTTATCACTAGATCCTTATTCATCTAACTATGTTGAAAAAATTATAGGAAATCAAACCCAAGTAGTTTCAAGTGACAATGGAGAATATTTTGTAGATGTACAAGGAAATTATCCCAATAAATCAAGATATATTAGAGTAAAAAGGGTAAATGTAACTACACCTAAATATTTTGATAATACTGGTGACCCAAAACCCCAATTTACAGGCTCATTACCAACTACTTCTAGTGGTGCTTTTGGATCAGCTATAGGTAGTAATATCTCAAGTGATAAAGGGATGTATTATGAAAATGTATCTAATACAAACATTCAAGGTCTTCAAGCTAGCGATTACACAGATTCAATTTCTTTATTAGCAAATAAAAATGCTTACCAATATAACCTTATCACTACACCAGGTTTAATTTCAGATTTTGCAAATCATATTTCTTCTATAACTAAAATAATTAATACGGTACAAACTAGAGGTGATTCAATGACTGTAATTGATTTAGTAAGATATGGAGCTAATATAAATACAGTAACAACTCAAGCTACTACTTATGATACTTCATACGCTGCTTCTTATTGGCCGTGGGTAAAAACTATTGATCCTGATACTTCAAGACAAGTGTGGGTACCTGCTTCAACTATGATTCCAAGTGTTTATGCTTTTAATGATTCTGTTGCTGAACCTTGGTTTGCCCCAGCAGGTATTAATAGAGGAGTTATGTCTACTACAATTCGAGCTGAGAGAAATTTAACACAAGGAAATAGAGATACCTTATACCAAAATAAAATTAATGGTATAGTTAGTTTCCCTAATACAGGAATAACAGTGTTTGGTCAAAAAACACTACAAAAAAGAAAAAGTGCTTTGGATCGTGTAAATGTAAGACGTTTACTTATTGAATTAAAAAGGTTTATTTCTCAAGTAGCTGATACTTTAGTATTTGAACAAAACACAACATCTACAAGAAGCACATTCTTATCTCAAGTAAACCCTTATTTATCTTCAATTCAAAATAGACAAGGATTATCTGATTTTAAAGTAGTAATGGATGAAACAAATAATACTCCTACTACTATAGATAATAACCAATTAATAGGTCAAATCTTTTTACAACCTATTAAATCAGCAGAATTTATTATATTAGATTTTAATGTACTACCAACAGGTGCAACTTTTCCTACATAGTATAATATTTTAAAAAAAAGATTAATATTTATAATAAAAAATAACAAATGGCTAATTTTACAATCTCTCCTGGAGTAGCATTAAATGAAATCGATAATACATTTTTAGTAGGACAACCTGTTCAAGCAGGTGCTGCAATTATAGGCCCTTCTGTTAAAGGCCCTATAGAAGTACCTACATTAATTACTTCATATTCTGATTATGTAAACAGATTTGGAGATACTTTTACAAGTGGTAGTGATACTTTCTCTTACCTTACTTCAATCTCAGCATATAGTTTCTTTCAAAATGGAGGAGAGTCTTTACTTGTTACACGTGTAGTAAGTTCCTCAGCAGATTATACTTCTGCTACTTCTTCTATTATTGGAGGTGAAGCTGTAACTGATGTTTTTGTTCTAGAAACAATTTCGGAAGGTGCTATTATGAATAGTACTTCTACAGAAGGTGCTGCGGGGGATTTACCTTCAGGATCAAAAGATAATGTAAGATGGGAAATTGCTACATCTAATACCTCTTCGGGTACATTTACTCTTTTAATTAGACAAGGAGATGATAGAACTAATAAAAAGCAGGTTCTTGAAACATATAATAATGTTAGTCTTGATCCTTATTCTGAAAGATATCTTCTTAAAGTAGTAGGTGATCAAAAACTAACTTATAATTCTACTAATGAACAACTTGAAATAACGGGAAATTATCCTAATGCCTCACGATATGTAAGAATTAAATCAATAAATGCTCAAACACCTTCTTATTTTGATAATAATGGTGTAGCTA